TTTTTTCTTTTGTATATTTATGTAAATTTAATTTTGTTTTATCTGATTTTTTATAAACAGAAGCTACAACTAATGGTTCTCCTGCTTTTACAGATACTAGTCTGCTTTCTTTTGGTACATTTGTATTGTCAAACTCAAATGGAAAATTTACTTCATGCCATATATCAGTTTCAACTCTGCCAGGTAACAATCTTATATTGTTTCTATGATGATAAAAAGGATCATAAAAATGTGTACCATAACCTTTAGGAGTCTCAAACATATACGGTGTATTTAATTTTAAAACACCTACATTTTCTATATCCCACAATCCCATACCTGTTAATTGTTTTTGATTCTGATTAGCTAAAAATGTATCGTCAAAAGATGAACTACCGCCTACAGATATATTCCATTCAGCTACACCGTTATGATTTGCAACTATTATTATGTCTGACCATGCAGGTATTACAACACCATCTATCATATAATCCTGTATTGCAGGACATTGTTTAGCATGTTTTGTTACTAAAGGATTAACCATTGACTGATCTAATGTTACATAGTTTGGTTTACGATCTTTGTACCATTTAGGTAAAAATTTATTTGCAGACACTGGTTTATAAGTATCTAATAAAATTTCATACTCTTTTTTTATAGGATATATATTAAGTTCTATAACAAATCTCCTAACACAAGTAATCTTGATAGTGTGCTTTTATCTGTTGTAATGTTAACACCATTATACAAAACTCTCAATGATAAAGATAAATTACTTTTTTGATCTGGTTTTAGATCTGCTTGCCATTGATGTGGTAATTCAACAGTTGTTACAAAACTATCTCTTGATTCGTAATGTGTTAGTATGAACGCCATGCTCCACCTTTATTTTATTTATTCTGGACTCTCTGTCCAAGCTCCGTCTATCCAACTATAAACCTTACCATCGTCTGGATATGGTTCCGTTGCTTCCCATGTAACGTCCCAAGATGTTGTATCTTCATTCCAAATATAACCTTTTAATGCAGGATCATCATTATAATCTGCAGGGTAATCTACTGGTGGTTGCCATACATCATTCTCATCAAGTATCCATGATGGATAATCTGCAGGTGCTATAAATTTATTTTTTTCTGTACTATATATACCACCTACTGCTGCATAAGGTCCACCATTATTATTGTAAGAAGTTTGTTTCCAATTAGTATCATCTCCAAATAAACCTTGTAAAAATGCTATACCTAAACTCTCTTGTTCGTCACCATTTTCGTCTGTAATTATATCGTTATTAACAACATGCACTGATAACACTGTATTGTTTTCATCGAGTTTTGCAAAATGTGCCATTAGAACTGCGCACTCCCATCGCCTGTGTATTTATATACTGTGTTGTCACCTATTGCTATTTCTGTCGGTGAACCTGTTGTAGAGATTGGTTTTTTAGAATTGGCTACTTTAAATATAACAACGCCTGAACCACCTGAACCACCATCTCCAGTTGGGTGTCCACCACCACCACCTCCTGAACCTGAATTAGCTATAGCACTGGTTCCTGCTTGTCCATCACCATTACCACCATCTCCACAACCTGCAGAAGATGTAGTTAAATCTGTAGAGTTGCTTTTAGCAGTATTTGTGCCACCTTGTCCTCTACTGCCATTACC